CGAGCTTTCCGCCGATGGTTACTGCGGCCTCTGTGGATACGTCGAAGGTGATTCCGCCGACGGTACCCCAAACAACCTTTGTGAAGTCGCCGCCGAATCCGACGGTTGCGCCGGTATCAGTGGACGGGGCAACCTCTTCAGCGAAGAGAGCGTTTCGCCCTAACAGGGTTCCAGAGCGTACCGGCTCTGCGGTGCCATTGGTGGGAGCAGAGATGAAGATAGGTCGCCCGGTGGTATCCATTGCGGTGTTCATCATCGGTTCGACAATATCGTCGAAGACGAAGCCGTTTAGCTTCTTGCGTGCCTTTGCCAGCAGGTCGAGGCCGCTGTTTATATCGCCGAAAAGGCCGCCCTGCGGCTGCTTTGTGGTCCCGAGCTTCACGGCCTTAGTGGTGGCTGCGAGGTTCTGCTCTGCACCAAAGGGCGAAGAGGTACCGTGCAGGGCCGCCGCGTCGAATGCCTTTGCGAAGGCTTCGCCGATGTCTTCGCGGATAAGGTTCATGAAGTTGCCAGGGTTAGCACGGACAACTTCAGCAGAGACAGGGATGATTACTGCGAGCTTCTGCGGCTTGATGGTCTTCAGCGCCATCTTTTCATCGGAGACGGGCTTAGCCGCGCCTTCTGCTACCCACCCGGCGCGAGGCTTGGAGGTAACCACTGGTACAGCCGCGCCGTTAGCGGAAAGCGGTACCTGTCGTGCGAGCTGCTGCACTACGGAGGCGCGCTTAGCCTCTTCGAAGTACGCCTGTGCAACGGCAGGCTGGATAAAACCGGAAAAATCGGAAGAACGTACTGCGTTCTCTACAGTCATAGTCTTTTACTCCTTGGTTTAGCGAGCGCCTAGCGCTGCTTTGAGTTTGTCTAATAGCGGGTCGCCGTTTAGGGGCATGTTGAGTTCACCCTCTGAGGGGATGATCGTTTTCTTGACAGGGTTAGCCGGGGTGAGAAGTTCTGCGAGCTGTTTTGCGTGTTCTTTCAGCTCTTTTTCATCTGCACCTCGAAGGGCTTCAGCGGGTACGCCGTATTCTTTTGCGGCGGCGGTTCGCCATTGCTGTACCTGGTTTGCTTTTTCGAGGCCAGCTAGTTTTTCTTCTGCCTGCTCTGCACGGGTTTTGAGTTCATCGGCGGCTGCGGCGCGGGTTTTCAGTTCTTCGTAGTCAGCGAACTTGTTCCGTGTGCGTTCTAGCCGTTTTGCGATGATGCGGTCTAGCTGTTCCTGCGAGGTGATCGGGTGAAAGCCTTCTGCTTCTGTGGCTTCTGCTTTCTCTGCTTCAGGTTCAGGCGCGGCGGTTTCTTCTTTTACTGCTTCTGCCTGTTCTGTGGTTTCTGCCATGATGGTTTGCTCCTAAATGCGCCGTCCCTAAATGGGGACGTAATTGCCAGGCGTTTACCCCCGCCTGTTTCGGGTAAGTCTAGTTGGTTCGCGGGTATATATCGGGGTATAGTTCCCGCATCTTTGCGACAATATCGACGGGCTTCAGGCCGATTGAGTAGCCTAGCTCTTTCTCTAGTGCGTCTCGTGCAGCCTCGTACCGTTTATAGTCTTTGTCTGGTTTGTAGCCTCTAATCTTTGGGGGTTTACCCCATGCAGGCACGATCACACAGTCGCAATGGCCGTGGTAGCCGCGTTTGATTCCTGCGGCGGCCTTCTCAGAGGTGTACACGAATCCACGGGATGCGAGCATACGACAGAATGGGCATGTTTCATTACCCGCTGGCACTCGTGCGAAACGTGGCTTCGAGGGGTCGTTCTTGACACTCTTGATAATGGTCTCGCGTGAACCTGCCTTGACCACACGATCAATGAAGCTACTGAGATCGCCGGTGAGACTATCGAGCGCATCGGGATTGTCGTTCAGGCGCGCCATAAGCCACCTGACTTTAGCGTCGATTTCTTCAGATGGCATATCATCGGCTATGGTTGCACTGAAGTCTTCATCAATCACGGCGCGGCGTAGGGTCTCGTACCAATCTGCGGTTAGGCTTGCAGCGCCGCCGCGATATTTGCCTAGCGTCTTCTCAAGGTGCTTGATCAGTTCATCGCGGGTTACGTTGATGGGAGTACCGGGCGGGATTTTGAGCATCCCGGCCAGTACTTCATCTTGAGCTTTTTCTGATAGAAGGTTGAGCGATGCGACGAGCTTATCTAGTTCCGATCGGATTTCATCTTGTCGAGACGCCATGCCCAACCTCCTATCAAAATCTATTCTTCAGGCTTCACACCCGCATCGACTACGGGTTTCTCTTCACCTGAAAAGTTGTTATCCACTTCAGTAGTCGCCTCCTTAGGCTTCTGCTGCTGCTGTGCAGTGGCAGCGAGCGCTTCTAGGATTGAGGAACCTTCAGCGCGGCGCTTGTCTGCCATGAGCCGTTGAATCGCCGAATCGTCATAGCCTAGCTTTTCTAGGATGACCGGTGATTGTGCGAGCCACGGCATGACTTGGACTTGCTTCAGCACTGCATCGGCGGCGGCTGCATCTGAGACATGCACGGTGGGAGCGAACCAGGCTTCAATCTTTGTTAGCCCCTCGATCTTAGACGGGTTGTTGATGCCTTCTCGAAGCATGACCGCTGTTACACCGATGCTGTTCAGTGCTGATTTGAAGCCCCTAATGGTTCGATCTGCTGCCAATCGGAGCGGGTCACGCTGAGACTGTATCGCTGAATCGGAGGCCGGGTTATCTGAAGGGAATCCCAGTTCATCAATCGGGATTTGCGACTCAGCGGCCAGCAGGGATGCCCATTGCCGCAACTGATCCGTATGCGGCTGCATACTCATTTGTGAGAACTGCCCTACCTGCGGCACCTGACCGTCTTCATCTCGTGAGATGGTCAGCATTTTAGACATGACCGCTGACCATTTGGAGCCGGTCAGCGCGTCTTCATCTGCACCGAGCAGGTAACGTTGAGGGGATGCGTAAAATTCAGCGCTGATTTCAGATCGCACAACGGTACGAATCGCCGAATCAGTCAGAGCCATCACAGCGCGAGAAATACGCGAGCGCCCAAAGGGCTTGCGAAGGTCTGCACCGCATACGACAGGCACAATGAGCGGGCGGCCTGTAGGGTTTGGGATGGTTTCAATCTCCCAGCCGCCGCCTGCTATGGCCTGCATGATGACTGTCTTATCAGGAAGGTACACAGTGACTTCACGCGGTGTTATATCGCCGCTGTTCGACGTGTCAGCTTTGGTGATAGACAACCCGGCTTTGAGGTTGCGGGTGCGTTTATCCCATATGCCTGTTGCCCAATGCGCCGATTTCGGTAACAGCAGGATTTCAGGCTCTCCCTTGCTCTTATCTCCCTGCGTGATCGTGATGAATGCACAAGAATGAGTCAGAGCAGAGGCGGCGGTTTGTGCGAATGTCTCTCTGAAGTCGTTATCGGCGACGATGGTGTTTAGCCCGTGTGGGTCTTCATCTTCACCGGCGGCAACGAACCTCTCAAATTTGATGCGGTCTGCGAGAACATCGACGGTTTTCGCTGGCCATCCTAAGACGCTGTTGATGTTCTTCAGCGCGGGTGGCGTTGAGATACCTAAGTCCTTCAGCCCGATCTTCTGATCGTAGTATTGCTGCCTAATAATGTTGCGAGCGCGCTTCTTGTCAAGGCGCTGCATCATTTTTTGTACAAGCTCAATTTCGGATGCAGATAGCGTCTGCTCTGCGTGCTGAGTAAACCCGGCTGGTACGCCTTGAGTGATCATACGCTGATTACCTGCTTCCTTTTTCCTTTTCGTCTAGTCATTTTTGCGCCCCAAAACGCGAGCGTTGCGGCTTCAAATAGGGACACAGAGCCGCCTTCAGGGGCTTGCCATCCGAAGCCGCCGCGAGAGCCGATCTTTCGGCGATGCGCCGATAGGGCCTGCTGCGTTAGCTCTGGTTGTGCACTGTGGGAGACGGTCTCACTAATCACCGCTTGATCAAACATTGCGTGTGCTGCGATGACCTGCTCTAGCGAGGGCTGCCATATCAGAGTCTTTGACCTAACCCCGTTCTCACGGAGTGCGTTCACGAGATAACCCACGCCTGCCTTGCCGTCGATCACGATTTGCGCGGCGCGGTCTGCACGCTCTACGAGGAAATCCACGAGCCATGTTGTGCCACTAGATAGCGGCTCTGAACGGATACCCTCAATGAAGATCGGGCCTTCTTCAGGGCGGCGGGCAACAGCGAGCGCAACCTCTAGCCCATCGGGTGAGAATCGCACGCCGTAAACGTCACGGCCTGACTCTGGGAGTTCTCCTTCTAGCCTGTTCCATGCTTCAGGTTGGAATGCCTTGTTAGCGAGCGCCTTTTCATCCCAGATACCTAAGCCTTCGCGGCGGAATGAGTCTTCAGAGCCTAAGAGCTTTTTCATGCGTTCGAATGCTGTTGTTGAGACGCGGGCCGGGTACGACGGGTTGGCTTTCTCCCATTGCTTCTTATCATCGAGTCTTGCGCCGGGGTCTGCTGAGCATTCGATATAGAGAGTGTCTTTATCTCCCTTGAGTGCTTCTTCGCGGCGCTGTGTGAAAACTTCGCCGGGGTCTACCGGGCGCGGCGGGGTACCCATCATGATTACAAGGCCGTTTGGTGCTGCGTTGGTTGCAGGCACCATATCATCCATTGCTTTTTCAGTCAGAATTTGGGCCTCGTCCATGACGATAACGTCTACTTCAGGAAAACCACGGCCAAAGCCGTTTTCACGAGCGCCGAATAGGATACGTGAACCGTTTCTAAACTCGATAGCTTCCTGTCCTGCACCACGGCGGATATGGGCAATGAACGGTTTAATATCCTGCCTGTTCACGATGCCCTGCATTGCCGAAAAGGTCTCATTGTGAGTCCTTGAGCGGTGCGCGCTCCATAGCACTAGCGTGTTTGGTTTGGCTGCACAGAGCGCGAGAATAAACCCGGCGATCATGTGAGTCTTTCCCACCTGTCGAGGGATGGAGACTACAGCACCGCCGATACCACAGGCGTACATGCCGTTCTCGCGCTTTGCGAAGATCAACTTTCCTATGCCGAGCTGCCATGCGTCGAGCGGGTACCGCATCCTGACAAGCTGCTTAGCTACCATTGGCCATGCAGTTGTTACGATGCCTTCAGGTATGCAGAGATGCCTAGCGACTTCAGATAGTGGACGGGTCAAATGGGAGGTCTGCTTCTTCACCGTCTGGAACCTCCACGTATTCTAGTTCATTTGCCACTGCTTCAAGGTCGCTGATTTCCTTGTCGAGTTCAGCGAACCTGCGCACGAGCGCGGCCAAATCCCTAGCGAGTGTGTTCTCAGAGTCGATATGAGCTGCCAGTTTTAGCCGCATGGCCTTTAGCCTGTCGAGCTGCGTACCGTGCATAGTTGCACTAGTCAAAGAATGTTCATCTTCGAGAAATTCTTCATGATTAATAGGTGGTAGATGCTTTACATTAGCCATTTCTGCCCCTTTCAAAAAGAATCCCAATAAATAATAAATATCCACCCTTGATTATAACTAATCAATTGTGGAAAAAACCGGTGAATATATCGCTATCGCCGGGGGGTGTTCGTCTGGCCCGCCGATGGGGGCTTGCCCCCACCCTTCGAGCCTTCTTTTCAACCACTGCCCCGTAGTTTCGTTTTCATTGAAGTCTTGTATATGTATGCCCGCGTACATATTGCACTAAAAACATGAAAATGTTTATTTTTTTACCATTTTCCTTTTGTTTTTAATTTAATTGGTTGTGCAATACGTAAAGTCTTTATTCTTTCTTGTGCTCGCTTTCCGCCGAGCTTTCCGCCGAGCTGCTGGTTACATCGACGGCAAATTATGCGGATGTTATCGAGAGAATCTTTGCCACCGTTTGCGTGCTCTTGGATGTGGTCAGGTTCAGGTGAGTTAGGTTGCTGACTGCGTGAGTAGTCGAGGGCAACACCACAGCGAGGGCATGTGTACTGATCATTGGCTAATGCTTCAGCGATTGCCTTAGCCCTGAGGGCTTTCCACTTTGTTGTTCCTGTTCTGGATGTTGCCAATGTTCCTTGCTCCTATCCGCCGGGGGTATAGCCAAGGGGGCCGGGGAAAGAACGAAAGACCCGGCCCCCCTTATTGGTGGTACCCCCAGGGGTGCATCATTACCTCCCCCTGAGTTCCTGCCCCCCCC